TGATGGACCAGTTGAAGAGACATGGTCCTATGATTGTCCGTGTGTGCGCTGATTTGTATGCGTTATCGCTTGTTCCCCCTGAAAAGCGACGCGAGTATTTAATCGTGCGCGCCGCCGGGATGATGATATCCTCACAAGCGTGTAGGGAAACGGCTATTGAGATTTTTAAACAACTTTCAGCTAGTGCCGCTGTAGTCGCATTTGTAGCGGCTTTTCATGCCAGTGAATTTCAGGCCTCAGGTAGCTCGGAAATTTATGATGCTGATCACCAAGGATTTGCTGACTGGGATGCTGAGAGAGTGGGTAATCTGTTGAAGATGGTCCAGGGTATGGACGTTTCTCCTGGCACCGTGGTTAATGCGCTCGCGTTAGTGGTTGCCGCTGGGTGGACCTTGACCCATGCGAAGGGTGGGAAAGTCCCAGTTTCTAGTATCTTTGCATATGTTAAGAAGGTGGCTGGTGTCGCCAAGTGCGACACCACCGATGAAGCCGTTGGTCATCTTATTTCTACCATACCCGTTATCGTGTCCGCTGTTAGCACAGCGATTGCTGCAAAGTCACTTGCTCCTTTTTTCGCGCGTAAATCTTCATTGTTTGAGGACTTTGTTGAGGTACGTGCAGCTTATGATTTGCATAAGACGGGGCAATACCCGAACAGCGCGTTTCCGAACCGCGATGCCTACGTGAGGGCTCTTGCGTCTGTTCATAGGCGTTTTGGAGATGAGGCCAAAGCTCGTGTTGTCACGTCGGAAGTCAAACAATACTTACTCTTGGTGAACACCATGTACAATGAAGTTGTGAATGACTTGTCTGGTCAGTTTCGTGAGGCGCCGTATGCTGTTGCCATTGTCGGTGGTTCCGGAATCGGGAAATCCGTGCTTACTAGATACGTCGCCGATCGTGTTATTCGAGCCGATGGTGGTGCGCCCTTGAGCAAGACTGATATTTATACCCAGCAACCTACCGACAAATTTGCATCTGGATATGATATGAGTAAGCGCGTTGTGATACTCGACGATTTGTGCAACCAGAGACCAACTCAGGGGTGCACTTTACCGTGCATACCGACCGCTATCATTATTGATACCATTAATAATGTTATGACGCCCACCAATCAGGCGGATCTTGCTAACAAGGGCAAGATCTTCTGGAATCCCCGGGTAGTTGTGGCGACATCGAATGTTTTGTCTCTTGGAGCACAGTTGTACTCAAACGAGCCTGTGTCGATTCTCCGCAGGTTCAATTGGTTTATTGAACCAACGGTGCGGGAGCAGTACCGCGTACGTGGAGGTACGGGTATCGATCCTGCGGGTGATTACTCACTCCCCATCACTGACGTGTGGACGTTTCGCGTTTATCGTTGGATACCTGCTGCGGGTGATTCTGGCATGTTGAAGGTTTACTGTGATGAAGTGGAGAAAAATTGTGATATCTTCTCCCTTTTATCTTTTTTGGAACGTGATTCCGTCACATATTTTGGCAAGCAACGCGAACTGGCCGCGTCTATGGATAGTCAAACTCACGTCGCTCATGATATCGAAGTTTTGCAGCGTATGTCAGCTGATGCCCCCGTGGGTGCGGAGCATCAGATGTTCTCTCACGTGTCTGATCGAGAAGATCTTGACGGTCCAGATTCTGTGGATAACGCTGAAGACGCCGCTGCTGACATGTTCACGGGCGTCCCAGCGTACGAGAGTCCGGTCGCTGGAAATACTACTTTTGACGAGCGTGAACATCTTTCGTACGCGGATTATTTGCGTGCGCGCACCATGGATGCACTTTCGTTAATCCATACACAACGTACTCGTGGGGTCCAGCGCGCTCAATTCGTTGCGGACGTCCGACACTATATCGATCCTGTGTTGGCCGTCTTTACGACGGTTGCGCGCCGTGTGTTCGATCATGTTGACTCATTTATGGCCACTCACATTGTGTTGATTTTATTTGCATTTGTGTACCCAGTGTGTTGGGTACCTGTGCTTTTTCACTTGTACACGTGGTATCGTTTTGGGATTGTTACCCGCCGCATCGCTCGCCGCACGGTCATGAGTGCCACCGCTCTTGG